AGGTATGCCAGGAGATGCAATATCTATGACAGGAGAACAACTCGTTACCATTAGCGACAACATCTTAGACATTAGGGATGTGACTGAGTCGTTGTTTGGTAAACTATCACCAATTTTAGTCCAAACTCCAAGAGAAACTACTGCTGTTGAAGAGAAACAGGCATCAGCTCCAACTAAATTAGGGCAAAGTCTTGATGAAATCATTAACCAGTTAAGAAGCGCGTTGGATTATTTAAGAGACTTGAACGAAACAATTAGGTTATGAAATGTAAAATATGTCCTAACGATGCTGGTAAGAAAAAGACACGTTCTAGAGCTTGTTTAATAAAACTACGATCACTCAATGGAACTAGATTACACAAATTAGGTATTAGTAGAGGTTGGAACGATAGGAACAGATGAACATACTGAAAAGAAACCAAGAAGTAGTTAAGTTTATGGCTACTATTGGAAATGGTGTAGAGAAAGCGTTAAATGCTACTATTACCGATCAGGGATATTTGCAAAAGAGAAAAGGCTACACAACTTTTGGAGAGATGGTAGATGTGTTATGGAATATAAACAAACAAAATAAAAAGATGGGATTTACCAGCGAATATACTGTAATTTTACCGCTAAGGGGAACGAAACCAGTTTATAAGAAAACCTTGAGAAACAAAAACGCCCAACCTTTCAGTTGAGCCTTAATGTGAACAAGTAGTATAACAGTAAAGGAGACAAATGTCAAAAAGCCCAATGTGGAGTAACGTAGCACTCCTATTTTCAATCATAGCCTTGGCTATATCACTGGTAAATCTACTATACGTGCTTACTAAACCACAGAGATTACCATGTTCTAGTGAGATTGATTCACAATGTGAAATCTATTCTAATTATTATTACGACAACGCCTGTTGGATAGAATCAAGATGAAAACTACAAAAAAAGAAAAAGCACTTTTATACGTTATTAAGCCAGTAACTATGACTTATATCAGAGGTGAATTAGCTGAATACACAAAACACAATGGCTGTTATCCTGACTTTATTGATATGCCGGAAGATGTGTGGGAGGTGTTTCAAAGTTTATGTTTAACTCCTGGAGGTTTTGAGACCTTTCATGGTATACCAGTGAGGAAGATTTAGTTGTGTTATATTGTAGACCGAAAAAATAAATTATAGAAACAGTACAAATACGATCCAGAGAAAAAGGTAACTTATCTCACGGCGTGGATCAAAAAGTAAAAAGTTATTTGAAATGGCAAACAAAAATCCTAAACCACGAGTAGCACCAAGAGAAACGTTCGCTTTAGCGATGAATGACTATCTAAATGTTAAGGTAGAACATCTAAACAAGTTTGATAAAAACAAAGTAACCGCAAGAAGAGCTATTGCTTTGGAACAAATTAGAAAAGCGGTGAGTGGAGATCAGAACTCAACTAAGGAAGTCATGGATAGAACAGATGGCAAACCGATTGAGTCAGTAAAACACGAAGGAGGACTGGAAATTAAAATAACAAACGCAGATGACGTGTAACTAGAGCGTCACTAGGGGAGGCGCAACTCTAGAGCTTCCCTAGTGGTGAACACAATAGAGTTTGTTAACACAGTACAACCGAAACAGAGGGAGGCATTACTCGCTAGTAAGTCAACCCCTGTTCTTTTTTATGGTGGAGCAAAAGGCGGCGGCAAAAGTTACCTAGTCAGGTTTAGAGAAATTAGACGCCGGTTAAAATATCCCAACACTAAGGGCTTGATTGTCCGTAAGACCTACCCAGAGTTACTTTCTAATCATATTCGCAAATTCTTTGAAGAATATCCAGAAACAGCCAAATGGTTTAACAAGTCTGAAAAGGTAATCCACTACCCCAATGGCTCAATTACCGAGCTTTCCTATCTTTCAAACGAAACAGATGTCTACACATACCAGGGTCGGGAGTATGAGGACATTTCTATTGATGAGATCACTCAGCATGAGGAACAGACATTTAAGATTTTACGGACTTCACTAAGGACAACCAATCCGGAAATTAAACCGAGGATGCTACTTACTGGTAATCCAGGTGGTATTGGTCATGCCTGGGTTAAACGTATTTTCATCGACAAGAATTACCGAGGTGGCGAGATGCCGGAAGATTATGGATTTGTTCAGGCATTTGTTTCAGATAATACAGCGCTGCTTAAAGCCGATCCTGAGTATGTCAGACGACTGGAAGATTTACCAGATCATCTAAGAAAAGCATATTTAGAGGGAGATTGGAATATCTTTGCTGGCCAAGCATTTCCCGAACTTTCTACACAACTTCACGTTGTTCAACCATTTGCACTTCCCCCCAACACAAGATACTTCTTTTCTTTTGATCCTGGATACAACCACCCATTTGCGTTTATTGTGTTTGCTCTTGTTCCCGAAGGCACGCTTTATGTAACTAATTACATAACTGGCCGGCTGATGATGACTCGTGAGATTGCCGAAAAGATCAAAGAGTTAAACATCAAGGGAGAGATTTATTCAGGCCAAGATTTGTGGTATCCAGGGAGAGGTGGTGGTAAGTCATTACTTGATGAATTCGCAGAGAATGGTATCAACGCACAACATGGCTATCACTGGATAAGAGCCAAAACAGACCGAATTAGGGGCGTACAGGCGGTCAGAAGTTACGTCAATCCCAAAGGGTATTCAGATAATAAGCCGAGAGTGTTCTTCTTTTCCAATGCTTTGCCAGTTTTCGACTCAGTAGCGTCCATGCAGATTGATCCCAAGAACCCAGAGGATGTGGTTAAGGTTGACGCTCTAGATGGTGAAGGTGGTGATGATTTGTATGACGCCTTCCGTTATGGAGTGATGAGCCGAGTCTATCCCAATTCAGCACAAGAATTAGAACCCGAAGTATTTAGTGGAGATTGGGTTTTACAGAATCTTAGTAAACAGAGAGAAGAGGAGGACGAATGGCTGTAAGTTGGATAGCACCAAAGAAACAACTTTTTGACAGAGTGCAAAAAGAGTTTCAATTTTCACTTGAGAATAGGTTTCGGATTATTGCTGAGCTGGAGAAGTACAAAGCTGGAGAGGATGAGGGAATCTGGAAACAGAAGATGGGTCAATCAACCTACCAGTATGAAGTTTACTTTGATGGAGAGTTTGTTTGCTTTTTTGGTTTGGAGGACTCAGAAGATATGGTTTATCTAAGAGTTATGGAGAACATTTTGCGACTCTACAAGGATAAGCAAATCTTTTGGAATCCCATTTTATACGAAGTTAACAAACCCAAGCCAGTTGAAGAGAAGTTGCCAGAAGCTACTACTCCCGAAGAGAAGTTACTTAAAGAAGCTGTAAAAAGGTCAAGAAAAAAGAAAGGAAAACATGGAAGGACTGCCCCCAGACATAACTAGAGAGGAAGTTCTTTTCCTCAAGTTGGTAAAACTTCGGATGCTAAAAAAGCTATCCGATAGACAGAAGATTATCTTTTTAATGGTTTACGACTTGGGATACAGCCAATTTGATGCAGCACAGGTGTTAGAGGTGACCGAAGGCGCTGTCACACACCAAAAATACAAGATTAGAGAATTGCTTGGAGAGTTCAAAAAGTAAAGAAAACAGCTTGAATCGTACAGACTAACTCTATGACATTACTCCAACTTTTGAACCAACGCAGGGAAATAGCCAAATCATTTACCAAGAATTTCCACGATGAGGTAAAAAAATGTATTGATGATTACCAAGTAAAAGACACTAGGCGTGAAACTGGTGTTACTGATAAACACCTACAGAAACGCAGATACACGTTCAACATTCCATATATTTTTGCCACACACGAGTCACTAATGGCGTCATTCTTTGAGAGTATCCCAGACATTATTATTACCGGCAGATCAAAGGGGCAAGAAGCTACCGAGTCAATGCTTAAAGCCATGTATGCCTATTTTCAAGATAAGTTAGACTTCGATGAATTATTAAACACAAGCGCTTGGTGGTTTTTCTTAGTTGGGTTCGTCAGGTCAACAGTTGGATATAAGATTGAAGAGTCTGGCTCAGTTCCACAGTTAGACTCAGATGGTAATCCAATGTTTGATGAAGTGGGTGAGCCGGTAGTTATTCCGCAGTATTCTTATCACGATCCAATTGTGGATGTAGATGATCCGATGAAAGTCTACTACTCTCCGGACAGTGAGTTTACTATCTCAGGTGACGCTATTCCCTACTCATTTGTAACCAAATTATTTGATCCAGATGAAGTTGAACACACCTACGGCGAGAGAGTTGAACCAAACGCAGAGGTTGATGTTTCTGATCCTAAGATGAAAGACAAGCAAGATTTAAAGAGATGTGAATTATATTTCTATTGTGGACAACTTCCATCAACACTTGAGGATTTTGAGAAGTATGAGATTGTGTGGGAGTATGGAAAAGATTACTACGCGGTATCAGATGGCAAGAAAATACTTCATGTAGAAGAGAAAAGAAAGTCTAGTAAATACGCTCGCTACTTTAATGTACCGAGAGAATTCTTTGGCTATGGTATTGGTAAGACACTCAGGGATATTCAAAAAGAGATTAGTATTAGAAAAGGGCAAAAAGTCAGATACGCCGATATGCACGCCTTCCCTTGGCTGGCCGTAGATGCTCAAACTAAAGTAGATCAAAACTCTCTCATGGATATTGAGAAGAGAAAACCACTTACTTATAGCGAAAAGAAACCAGAGTACATCATGCCACCTAATATGAGTGATGCTTTGCTTAAAATCGATGAAGAAGACCGCTCAGATGCTCAGTTTATCTCGGGCATGCTTGATCTTTCTAAAGGCGCACAACAGACTACTACTGTTAAGACTGCCACTGGCCAACAATTATTTGCTCAGAGTCAGGATAAGAGATTGCAGAAAGCTCGTAAGATAATCGCTAAGTATTACCGAGAAACAGTCATTGAGGTGTTTAAACAGGCTGCCGAGAATTGGGAAGATGAAAAGACTATCACTTACTACGATGATACTCAGCAAGTAGAGATTACAGTCCAGAAGAGCCTACTGCAAGAGGTTGATTTTGATACCGATGTGGACTTCAATCTAGACTCTGCCTCAGTCAATCAGGACATTCTCTCTCAGAGGTGGATTTCACTATTTGAACAAGCTAAGAGTGTGCCGGAAGTTGCCAATTTACCGGAAGTCTGGAAAAAGACCATGCGAGAAGCGTTTAAGGTAAATAATCCAGAAAGTTACACCTTAGAACAGCAATCGATGCTACCACCAGAAGAAACACCAACAGAAACTCCAATAGAACAACCAACAGAGCCGACACAACCACAGACATTAGGTGAACAATTAGCGCCGACAAGTGGATTGCAAGGCATCTATGGCTAATCTTTGGAAAGAGGAAATTGACCCACATTCTGGAAAATCGTCACTTCAAAACCACACTGTTCGTGTGGTGCAAGTTTGGTGTAACGCAAAAGAACACTATTTTGACCAGTCTGATGACGTAAGGTTGGCAACGTGTACCAAGTGTGGATATAGCGTGCCATTTGTCATTGGTTACCATGAGATAAAAGACGGCAAGCTAACCAAAAAGTAAAGATTTTCTATTTTATTCCCCATACTCAACTCAAGACCAATCAACACTTAGTTGAAGTCTTAACAAGAAAGTGAACCAAGCTATGACAGGCAGTTCAACCCTCAGAGATGCAGTACAAAAAAGCATCGATGAAAGCACAGTAACAGATCAAGCAGAACAGACCGCAACCGCACCAGAACCAGAAGAGTCTGCAAACGTGGTTGAGGAGGAAAGTTTTGCACCAAAAGGCGAACTAAAAGGCAGAACCGCCGAAGAACTTGAAGAGGTTTATCAGAATTGGAACAAGGCATATACACAAAAACGCCAGTCCGAAACTAATGAACTCAAAGAGCTTCGAGAGGCAAAAGAGCAATTAGAACAACGCTTAAAAGGACTAGAGGGGCAGACCTCAAGACCTCAGAAAGTAGCTGAGGAGTACCAAGGTGAGCAAGATGATGTATTACAGCTCCTGCAACAGGGAAGAATTACACCAGCCGAGTATCACCAAAGACTCCAACAGATTATTCAATCTCAAGCTCGAGCAATAGCACGAGAAGAGTTTGAAAGTTTAAGCAGCTCACACGAAGAGGAGTCCCGTCAGCAGACAGCTTTATCTGAGGTCGTCTCACTAGACGAGAGGCTGGTAGAAAACAGCCCAACCGAAGACAAAGCGATGCGAAGAAGCATCCTAGCAGACGTGGGAGAAGAGCTTGATGCTTACCTACAAACACATGGTAACTCAATCGGCTTTGACCATAAGGCAGTCGCTAATCGCTTGATTACCGAGTGGAACTCGAGAATAGACGCCGAAGTAAAAGTACGTACTCAAAAGAGTACACAAGTCGCAAGAGATCAATCAGGCAAATTTGCTAAACAGAACCCCAAAGGTTCTCCAGCAAAATCAGTATCAACCGAGCCAAGAAACCTGAGAGACATCTTTGCGGAAGAGATCGCCAAACAAGGCGGTTAAAAAGGAATATATGGCAACATGGAACCTCGGGAACTTAGTCGCATCTGCGCTACCTTCCTATGAAAAAGAATTTAAAGATCAAATCTTTAACGAGTCACCTCTTTTAAATCACATTAAAGAGAATGGCGGAGTTGAAAGAAAATCGGGTGGAACATCCGTACGAGTGCCTTTAATGCACGCTCGTGGTACAAGTGAGTGGTTTGGTGGAACTGATAGCTTAAACGTAGCTCCAGTTGACACTCTCGACGCTGCTGAATTCACATGGAGGAACTTAAACGCTTCCATCGTGTTCACGCTTGACGATGAGCTGGCAAACTCTGGTGCTGAGCAAGTTATTGACTTACTCGAAGCCAAAGTCACTCAGGCTAAGTTAACCATCTCTGATGCGTTAGCAACGTCTATTTATACTGGAACTGGCGTAGAGGCACGACCACAAATTGTTGGTTTGCAAACTCTCGTTGGAACTGGAACAGTGGGTGGAATTGCTGGAGGCACTTATGCTGACTGGCAATCCTATGTTGAAGCAACAGGTGGTGCTTTAACTATTGCCTACATGAAGACTGCACGAAACACTCTCAACCTTGGAAAAGGTGGCAGTCCAGTATCAATTATCCCAACGACTCAAACCCTGTTTGAAAAGTATGAGACTCTTTTGACTCCTACCTATCAAATGGATCCTTTAGTGAGAACTAAGGAAGTTGTCCGCTTGGGTGATGTCGGATTTACGGCTTTGTCATACGCAGGTGTGCCAGTAGTCCTAGATTCCTACACTCCAGCAGGTGAAATGTACTTCTTAAACACCAAGAACTTAAAACTCTTTGTGCATAAAGATGCTTTCATGGATAAGACAGAAAGTGTCCGCCCAACCAACCAGCACGTCAGTGTTCAACACATTGTCGTTCGCTGCGCCTTGGGTACGAACAGACGCAAATCTCTGGGTAAATTAACAGGGAAAACCGCCTAATAGTAGAAACTAAGGGGAGGGTGTAACAGCCCTCCCCAACACAAAGGAAATTATGCAAATTCAAGGAGTAAATAAAGACTTATCAGAAAAAGTCTACATCGGCATCAAAAATGTCGAGGGTGCAACCATGACAGTCGGTTTACCAGTCGCTTATGTTCTAGGAACATCCGCAGATGGGGTAAACGCTGTCATCGCTAACGCAGCAGCAGACTTCCCAGGTTTTATTGGTGTTGTTGTAAGAAACATCGCTAATAACGATTATGGTCAAGTACAGATCGCAGGGTGGGTTAACTCAATCCTACTTTCAAACGTAGGTACTTCGATCACAGTTAACGCTGGTGATCCGCTCGTACCTAGTGCCGCAGGTTTCGCCTCAGCAGCTCCAGCCTATGCCAATTCTGGTTTTAGATGGATCGCCGCTAGTAACGTACCAGTAGCAATCTCAGCAGCCGCATACGCTTCAGGTCTGCTTAGAATGATCTAGTATGAAAATAGTAAAAATCACGCCATATCATCTCCTCCTCAGTTTCGGCGTGATTCTGGGGAGGAGTTTTATATGAAGCCAAAAATCTATAAAGTGGCAATAAGTATCCCGTCTGAGGGTCATACGTTGCCAGAAGCCTACGACAATCACCTTGTCCTCTCTTTTCATTTAGGTGCATTACAGGAGAGACTAAGACATGAGAAAGCACCTATACAGTACGAATTCTACTGGTATACCACTGGCCGTATCTTAACCGCCTTAGCTCGCGAAAAGCTGGTACAAGAGGCTCTCAAGGGTGGAATGGATTACATATTCATGTATGACGATGACATGGTTCTTCCTATAGATACAGTTGAATTCTTACTTAAGGATATGGAAGAACATCCAGAAATGGATGTGGTCGCTCCCCTGGCGTTTATGAGAAACCCTCCCCACTATGCAGTTATCTATACTGTAGTCGAGGGATACGATCAGGAGTCGCACAGACCATACTTTATCAATCAATTCGTTAAAAATTACCCAAAGGATAAGCTGGTAGAGTGTGATGCGGTGGGTTTTGGTGGGGCAATGATTAGAATGTCGATGGTTAGGAAAATGAAGCCTCCGTACTTCTTTTCTACTACTGGCTCAGGTGAAGACATTTATTTTTGTATGAAATCTCGTCAAGAGGTTGGGGCGAGAATTTTCATGGATACTCGGGTTAAACTCGGACACTTGGGCAAACCTCCAATCATTGATGAAGCCTACTTTGAAAAATGGGTTAAGGATAACAAGCACGAAATTCCAGATGTACCACATAAATATCTAACTTACGAAAGGTAATATGCACGCCATAGACATCGTTATACCAACATTTGATAATTACCAATACTTAGCGCCTTGTTTACAGTCAATCCTCAGAAACAAGCCAGCAGAGAACCTCTTTCACATCTGGGTAGTCAATAACGGTCACAAAGAAAGCTGTGATTGGATCAATAACAAGAATGTGACTGTACTTCAGCCAAGTTCAAATCTAGGTTGGGAGGGTGGGCTTAATTTTGCTCTAAAGGAATCACAAGCTCCATACGTACTATTCTTGAACGATGACGTTTTAATTCCCCAATCTTCGAGGTTTTGGCTCAATAAGATGATGCAACACTTTTTAAATAAGGAAGTGGCTGCGGTTGGGCCAGCCTCAAATGTAGTCATGGGTTTTCAAAATATCTTTTCAGATACAGAACGATCAGTATTCCTAACTAAATTCCTAATCGGGTTTTGTATGTTGGTAAGACGATCGGCACTTGAAGAAGTTGGCGGTGTTGATGACTCACTTCCCGGTGGTGATGATCTAGATCTATCAATACGATTTAGAAAAGCCGGATACAAATTGGTCTGTGATAAGAATGTTTTTATTTACCATCACGGGTTTAAAACAGGTACTCGAGTTATGGGTGATTCTCAACAAAGAAACGGCTGGAACAGTTACGAGATGTTAGAAAAGACCAATACAGCTTTAATCAGAAAACACGGCTTTGCTTTGTGGTGGGAGTGTACTAAGGGGGCTTTTAGGATGTCGCCACAAGAGACGATTGAAATGCCAGAGGACAAAGAGGGTGACTTTATTCGTGAGCGAATAATCGGAGATAAGATACTTGATTTAGGCTGTGGAGCTAATAAGACCGTGCCAAGCGCGATTGGAGTTGATCTTATCAAAGTTGACGAGGTGATTGAAACACTCGCTGGACAGTTGTCGCAAGCTGATGTACACGCTGATGTGTCTCAAAAACTACCATTTGAGGACGAGACAGCAGACACCATCATCGCAAGACATATCTTTGAGCATCTCTTAGATTCTGTGACGGTTTTGAGGGAATGGAATCGCTTGCTCAGGCATGGTGGAAGGCTCATTATCGCCGTTCCAAACAATGAAATAGCCAACTACATACCATTAAACATTGAACACGTCCATGGATTCAACAAAGACTCAATCAAATCACTGATGGAAGCAACGGGATTCAAAGTCGTTGAACAATTAGATGGTGGTAATAATATCTCATTTATTACAGTGGGAGAAAAATTATGAAACAAAAACACGCAATCTATTACTCAAACCATTACGGTCGCAACGATGGCAGTCCGATGTATTTTTGGAACGTACTCACAAATCAACTTAAGCTAAACTTAACTCATTTAATCCCAGAAGGTGATACCAGTAACTTTGGAAAATTCAATTATCACTGGTGGATTGATTGGGGTGAGGATGGTTTACCGTGGAAAGAGTGGGAAATTCCACAAGACGGAGGTAAGACTATCTACGTGTGTTCAGATACACACCTGGGTAGAGACTACCGATTCAACAAGGCACGAAAGTTTGATTATGTGTTTTTTAACCAATTGAACGCTATTGCTGAGTATCAGGCCATCAATGGTATGAGATTGGTACAACTTGATAAAAATCTATTCAAAGATGTTGATGGTGGTCAAGTTATTGGCTGGTTGCCCCACGCAGCTGAACCGCAAGCCTATCCTAAAATTGAGATTATCAAGAAGTATGATGTGGGATTTATTGGCCATGTACAGGAAACACCCAACTATAACGGATTTACTCGCGTTGAGGCACTAGATAGATTATTCAAAGAATTCCCCAACTTTTATTATGGATCAAGACATCCCGCTTTCCCTGGTGTCAATTTGTTTGAAGATGCCGCCAAAAAGTTTAGTCTTTCAAAGATAGTCTTTAACATTTCAATCAAGGATGACATCAATATGAGGGTTTTTGAGACACTTTCTACTGGGTCATTCTTACTGACTAACTGGATTCCCACACTAGGAGAGTTGTTTGAGGACGGTAAGCACTTGGTAACGTACAAAACACTAGACGAAATGGTTGAAAAAGCTCACTACTACCTAGAACACGAAGAAGAGCGAGAAAAAATCGCTCAAGCTGGTTACGAGGAATTTATAAACAAACATACATACAAACATAGGGTTGAGCAAATTCTCTCGATTGTTGCTGAAAAGTAAAGATTATTGCTCAGATCAATCAGACTACTTGTAGATAAAGGAGTCTGATATGAAACCAAATTTTTTACAGTATGCAACCGAAGCTCAAACCGCTATTGATCGGGAATATAGGGCATTGGAAGATGCTACTCAAGAACTTACAAAAAGCCGTCAGGAAGTTGCCAAAAAGGCTAGTGATTTACTCGCTAAGGAGCAACGACTCAACGAGCGAGAACGCTCCCAAGATCAACGAGAAGAAGAAATCGTTAGAAAAGAGGGTTTAATTCGTGATTTTGAGCAAGCAAGAGTAAACCGTGAAAGCGCCGAGCTTGAGAGAAAAGCTGTGGAGAAGGCTTTGCTCAAAGCTACCAACCTAGAGCTTGAGAACAAGCAAAAAGAAGAGAATCTTTACAAGCGTGAGATTGCGCTGTCTGAAGCTAAGAAAACCTACAGGGATGAGCTTAAAAAGGAGTTTGTCAACTCAATCGTAGGAAGAGTTATTTAAGGAGGCTATATGGCGACAACAGTTGCCGACCTCCAGCTAACACTAGCTCAAAGACTCGGCGAAAACTCAGCACCAAACGATACCAACGAAAAAACACGCCGACTTGGCTTTATAAATGAGGCGTATAGATCGGTTTTACGTAAAAATTATTGGTGGTTCACTGAAAAGACTTTTGCTTTCAATAGTGTGGCTAGTCAAGCTTCCTATGGTACAGCGGATGGATTTCCCTCAGATTATAGAAAATTTCTAGAAGTTAGATACGATGGCAAACTAATCGTTCCTGCAACTCAGTCAGAATCATTTGAGAGTTACGATTCTACTTACTCAACAAATACAGAGAGTTATTACATTTTTGCAGGAAAGATGTACCCCACTCCCGTATTCCCAGCCGCAGGAACGAGCAACGTCACTGGTAAATACTACTACAACCCAGCAAAGCTAACAGCAGATGCTGACGCCATCATTATTCCAGATATTTTCTCAGATATTTTAGTGGCTTACGCCTACGCCAGAATGGCTTTGAAACGTGGCAAAAGAGGTTCTTCAGCCGATGGGTTTGATGAGTGGAAAGAAATTCTCAAGGATATGCAGGTTGAACAAAATAATTATTTATTCGGTTTGCAACAGCAAAAAGAAACCGAAGCGATTTATGACTAATTATGCCTACAACTATAGCAAATATCAACGATCCGCCAATCAAGGATGAGGTTGTCACTGGATTCTTGGGTGGTAAAAACAGTTTTCAAGATGAGTCACTACTTAAAGACTCAGAACTTACGAAGGCTCGTAACATCCTATTATCAGTGGATGGATTAGAGCCTAGACCTGGTACGACTCCCTACGGAGGCTCTCAAGACTCTAGGATATTTGGTGCTTTTCCTTACTATAAATCAGACGGCACGAGAGAATTTTTACGGATGAGTGGGGGGAAACTTTATAAAAAGACTTCAGGAACATGGACACAAATTGGCTCAACGACTTGGAACGCTACGGCTAGAGTCAATATGCTTCAAGCTCGTGATTTAGTATTTATTTTCAACGGAGTGGATGCTCTCTCTTACTACAACGGATCAACAATCACTACTTACACGGCTTTAACAACTCCTGTAGGCTTAGCACTAGCCACAGCAGGATCAGCAGGGTCAACTACCTACAGTTACCGAGTATCGGCATTTAATGCGACAGGTGAAACTCTAGCTTGTACCTCAGTAGCGATAACGACAGGCAACGCTATTTTAGACGCCACTAATTACATCAATTTATCATGGACGGCAGTATCTGGGGCAACAGGTTACAACATCTGGGGAAACAAGGCTACTGGGTTAGGCGAAACATATCTTGCGACTGTTTACGTGGCTGGAAGCAACGCATACTCAGATAAGGGTCAGGATTCTCCATCAACCGCTATTTTGCCCCCAGAGGCTAACACAACCGCCGGTGTGATTTGTAAGTACGCAGTCTTCGCTCAATCTCGTATCTTCGCCGCCGGTGATCCAAGTAATCCATCAAGACTCTACTATTCAGGTGTAGGATCAAAAATTACAGACTTTTCATTTTCAGAAACAGGTGGAGGAGCGACTGACATTTTTAAAAATGATGGAGCTGTTATTGAGGACATCATTCCATTTCAAGGAGCTGTAGTTGTAGGAAAGACTAACGCTGTTTATAGGTTTTCTATCTCTACAGGTACTCCAACTCTAGAAGAGATAACCAGATCATTTGGGATGATCGGATTTAGAGCTTCAATGCACGTAGAGAACGATATTATCTTCCCGACTAAAAAAGACGGAAGACTAGCTTTTTACTCTCTAGGAAACCAAGAAAACTACGCCGCTGGAGTGATTAGAACTAATGAGTTATCAATTAAAATCTCAGAAGATTTATACGATGTCAATCTAACTTACTTACCCTACGCCGCTGCTTTTTACTTTAACAATTTATATGGATGTGCAATCACCTCTGAGTCTGGAACTGTTAACGATAAAATTTGGGTCTTAGATACAAGATTTGGGGCATGGGTAGAGTGGGATGGATTTGAGGCTAACTGTTTCACTGAGTTTACAGATACCACAGGTACTCAAAAACTCTACTACGGTTCAGATGATGATGGGTATGTTTATGAGATGTTCACTGATGATAGGAATGATAATGGAGTGGCGATTGATGTAGAGTGGGCGACCAAATCATTCAACCAAAAAGTATTCCATAAATTTAAACTTTATTATTCACCTACGTTTCAATTTAAAGACGTGTCTGTATCTGGAGCAGTCGAGGGAGACATCATTCTTGATGGCTCGATTGTAGAGGCGTCATTTTCAGTCAATTCTCAGACCGCAGGAGGGTCGGGAGTTGGTGCAGTTATGCCTGGTGTGATTTTACCTGGTGACTCTCCAAGTGGTACTGAACCAGTGGCTTTGCTTAGGGATACGATTGTCGAGATTGATATATCACAAAAAGAGGCTCGTTCTATTAAGTATGAATTTAGATCGAACACTCTGAACGCTAGATATAAATTCCTCTCACTCTCTCATTCTTATGAAGTCTTAGGTGATCGTAATCTAAATCAAGAGCAAAGGACTTACGCTAACTAAAAGTAAAGAAAAGTAAACAAAACCACCAGACTATACATATGTCATCAAATAAATTTCAATCAGCCGCCAAAAACTACACCTCATCAAACAAATTCATTGATGATTATGAAAAACTACTCAAGAAAAATACGGGTTCTAGACTTTTATTTGCAACTGATACAAATTTCAATCCAGCTTACAACTTAACCAATCAGCAAGTAGTTGCTCCAATGCTGGCGGAGGGTGGGCTTTCATCCCCTGAATACTCAACCAATTATCAACCTCCTGCAAGACGAGAATATGCGCCACTTCCTGAGCTTCCAGGTGAAGTATTGGGTGACTTTACACTTCCCGAAAATCCCACAGCAGAACAGATGCTACAGGCTATCTTCCAGGCTACGTGGACTCCCACGCTTCCCACATCTGAAGAGTTAGAGCAACGATACCAAGAAACAGGACAAACATACGCTATCAGATCAAATCAAGACGGAACAGTTACCTATAACGATGGCTCAATCGGTCAGATTGACCCAGAAGCTCCCCCACTTCCAATAGCTTCGATGGCAGATGGTACAGTTTTATGGAGTGATGGATTTACCAGAGAAATGCCACCAGAGGGATTATCTAGTTATCTAGCTGGTATCTCAGGACTCTCTCAATTCATTTTCGGGGAAGATCAAGCAGTTACTCAGGACTTTGGAAATGTAAACCCAGACCTTTATGGAAGTGGGTATCATCAGGGTGTTGACTACAGAACCAGAGATTTACAAAACAGAAACCTATTTGCTCCCGTCCAGATGGAGGTGGTACAAGTTATTACAGAGGACACAGGATCACCATATGGCAACTCTGTACTTTTACGACTTCCATCTGGCGAGATGCTTAGGCTATCTCATCTTTCAACATTAGGACAATTTACTGAGGGTCAGACTTTAAACCCAGGAGACATGATTGGTATGCCTGGCTCAACCGGACACTCTACCGCCGAGCATTTAGACGTTGAATACTACAACTTAGATGGACAGCTTGATAACCCGAATAACTTTGCGGTTAACGCTCAACAATACTCAGTTGCTAATCAGATCGTTGGAACATCACCTTACCAAGCTCCACCTCAATCTCAAGAGCCTCAACCACAGCAGAGTAATCCTGACGCTATGCCTGACTTCGTATCCCCACTTCTTGAGACTGCTAACGATGCAGTAAGGTCGGTAACCCAACCAGTACAACAAGCTGTTCAACAAGCTGGCCAGACCGCAGAGCAGGGAATAAACAATTGGAATCCAACGGGTCAATATGGATTAGGAATTAGCGAAACCCTTGGTGGAAATCCAATGGCAGCTAGACAAGAACAAGCCCAAACAATCGAAAAAGTAGGCCAGCAATTTAACATTCCCGAAGGAGGAGTTTCAGAAGCTACTCAAAGAAGCGGACTACTTGGTGCAACTAGACAACTTGCTGGTAACTTAGTAGATACCGCCAGCACTCAGTTCAAAAAATTTGGACTGCCCGATACCGGATTATCAGAGGCAATAGCTGGAGGCAAAACAGTTAACACAGATGTTAATTTAGCGCCTCAGTCTTTTGCTTATGATGAAAAAGGCGCACCAATCTCTTCACTAGCTCCCGATTACGCAGGAGTATTAAAACAAAACGTGCAAGACGTAGTGAGCGAAGCTAAGAAAGCCGGAGGTAATCTTTTATCAACCGCAGCCAAATCAGTTGATGATTATGCAGATAAGGTGACCGCACAAGCTGGCCAGGGTGTTTCACAACTCAAACAAGGTGTGCAGGATATTGCACAAAACATCTTTAAAAAGCCACAAGTGGCTGATGTGGGTGCGAAACGAGTAGTGGGTGAAGATGGTATGCAAGGGGAAAATCAGTCAGCTTCGTCACTTTTAGATATGAATAAGGTTGGTAGAGAGCAAGACAATCGAGATGCGTTCTTTAAATACGGAGGCGCCGATACTTACAAAGACTATTTAGCTCCTGGTATCAACTCGGGATATAAGGGTGCGCTTAACTTCAATCTATTCAAGGACTCAGTATTTGACTCTCCCGATACGGTGGGGAATATCTTTGGTAATACCTATTTAGGTGAGGAAGCCACTGGAAAATACAAAACCAGAGAAGCTGGCAAGTATCCTTTGATGAGCTTTGAAAAGATGGGATACCAAGATGGCTATGACAACGGGGATATAGACCGCTACAACAAAGAAGGACAGGGACAAGCTGACACTTACAACAGATCAGTCAATGACTACTTGGGATCAATTCCTAAAGTGTTCTCTGGTACTAACTGGCAAATGGGCGCACCTAAGAGTGCTAAAAACGCCTTTTCTCAGGCTTCACTAGCCTACAAAACTCCTCAGATGAGTACTGAACCAAAGCCAATGAGTGTTGCGCCGAGTATTAGCAAACCACAGATGAGCGTTGCACCTAAGCCAAAACAGGTAATGAGTATGGCCAAACCACAGATGAGCATGGCTCCAAGCAAACCAGCGCCCAAGCCGATTTCAAGCCCAGCTAATGCGAATATGAGTACAAATAATGGCGCAGTCTACTCAGCACCTAAACCTCAGATGTCGGTAGCTCCAAAACCAGCTCCGAAGTTAGCGCCAATGAGCTACGCCAAACCAATGAGTGTTGCTCCAAAGAAAGCTCCATATCCAATCGCTTCGATGGCTAATGGAAAGACTAGGTATTCAGACGGAAGTATAAGGTAACTATGCCAATCAACTATAAAAACTTAACACCATCTTTTTACGGGGCAGGAAATGCAGTAAGAAGCGCAGGACAGAAAGCAAAATCTGTTTGGGATACTGTACCAGGACAGGTAAAAAGCGTAGCAAGTACCGCTGGTAGTGTGGCTAAAACCGTAACCAACCCATATGGGGCTGTAGTCAGATCGTTACCGAAAGCATCATCTTCAGTTAATGCGTTTACAGCCGGACTAACAGGTAGGACTCAATCTCCACAAATGTCGGTAGAAGTGAAGAAACCAGTCACTACTCCAAAAGTTATTCAGGGGTCTGGAATGACTGGCCAGTATGCGAGCAACCCCACAACATACAGACCAACGCCACCACCTACTCCAAAGCCACAAAATATGAATGACTGGCTAAGTGGTACTCGTGCGCTTCAAGCAAGAAACGACCAGTTTTTAAACACCTCAGAAGCCAAGAGAACAGCTTTGGCACAGAAACAACATGATGACACCATAGCTTTACAAAATGAAATGTATGGCAATGCCAATAACGATCTCAAGGCTCAAATTCCTATCCTAGATGAAAGAATGGGCAAGTTTGAGTCTGGAGTTAGAGCCAACATGGCGGAAGCAGATGTAATTGGTGGAGAGAATAAGACACAAGCCCAAACCTATACCGGCGATGCACAGAGAACCGCCATGCAGAACAAGAGGCAGACTGATGCTCAAAGAGAAAAACAGTATGCTGCTCTAGGTACGATTGATAGTTATGGAACTGGCTCATTTACTCAAGGAAATGAAAACGCAGACTCAGAATTTAACAGGGGAACTCAGCAAAGATACGACTCATTAGCTCAGAATTTAACAGAAATTGATAGAAAAGTAGCGTCATACAAAACAGAAGCCCTCGCCTCTATTGACACTGAAAAAGCTAAATATGAGGACACTGTACGTCAGATCAACACACAACTACGCGATAATGATGTCGCTCGTAGAGCAGCAATCACTCAGGCATATAACGCAACTCAAGAGGTCATAAATGGCATTTCAGATCAGTACGAAGGATTGAGGATAAGTGCAGAAAAAGACAAACTAACATTCCAACAGGAAATGGATAAATTATCGGCTGAAAACACCATGCCCACTGTTTCTGACTGGTTTAAACAAACTGGACAACCACAGACACAAGATGACTTCGACTTCATCTATAAAAATCCAACCGCAGCAACAGCACTTCAAAAGATGATTGGTGGAGCGAATGGAGGTAAAAAGACCGAGAAACAAGCCGCCTTTGCTAACGCTGCACAATCTGGAGAATACGCATTAAACCTCTTATCAAGTGGTCAAGTCAATTCAGGATTTGGTCAGGGAGTAGCTGGAGCATGGGGAGAGAGATTTGGAAGCAATAGCGCTACACAACAAGACTACCGGTCAACTATCGCCGCAGCTAGAACTCTAGCTCGTAATGCAATGTTGGGTGCGAATATGAGTCCTAAAGAGTTGGAGTCATTATCGGCGCTTATTCCTGAATACTCGGATGATCCAGAGATCGCTAAACAAAAACTAACTACTTTTGTGAGAGTTATGAACCAGTATTCAAACACTGAGGTTGCATCTAATGGCTTATCTGAAGACGTGTTGCAATCGCTTAGTCAATTTGAGTCATAATATGTTTAACTACAACGCTGCAAAACAAGCTGGATACACCGATGAACAAATCGGTGCGTACATGAGGATGAAGGGAGTGAAAGCACCTCAGGCCAAATCTGTTGGTGGATTTATGGGTAATATCGTAGGATCGGGATTTAAAGCAGTTGGTGATCTGGGTGGAGCTTTAATCAACACAGTCAATCCAGACATGGAAAAGAATACTGTTGCTAATCTAGGAAAATTAGTCATCGGTACGCTTCAATACATTGACCCCACTCAGGCACTTGGAACTAAATACGAAAAGAACGCAAAAGCAGTTGGTCAATTTTATCTTGATAGATATGGAAGTGTTGATAAAGTAATGAATACTTTATACAACGACCCTGTGGGAATGGCTCTAGATGTTGGTGCGGTACTATCTGGGGCAGGTGGGGCTTTAAAAGGCGCTGGATCAGTTTCTAAGGTGGCAGGTTTAACCAAAGCAGGAAATGCGTTTAGTAAAGCAGCATCTTTTACCGATCCACTATCATTACTTTCTAAGGGTGGTGGAAAAATATTTTCAGGAAGTAGGGGTAAGTTAATTTCAAAACTAGATAACGCTAGTGAAAATTTAGTAACCAGAGGAATAGGCAATCCAGCAGCTCAAGCAAAAGCCGCTAGAAAAGGTGGAAGATCGGTCGCTTCGTTTATCGATGAGTACAATTTGTATGACAGATCACCAGATACCGCCTCCACAGTGAAAAGAGGGATATTAGACCAGTACGACACATTGGCAACGAAAAGTGGTAAATCAGTACAAATGGCGAACTTGGTTAAGCAGTTTAATGATGAGATTGCTAGACTTCAGGGTGGAGTTAATGGGGTAGTCAGTGATGCTAATCAATCAAAGATTGCCGAATTAGTCAGGCGCAGAGATCAGTTACTACAAGCCTCGGGTGGAATGGTTGATGCTAATGGTCAGCTTATCTCAAGCCCACTCAGTGTTGGAGTTGATACTCTGACTGATTTTAGAAGAAACGTCATTGATCCAGATGTACCTCAGAGTATGTTTAATCTTGATGCTAGGGGTTCTGGGTCTGCACAAGCAGTTAAACAGTCTAGGGATATTGTGAAGTCTGGTATTGATAGCTCTGATCCAAGACTTGCCAAATTGGGTAAGGACTACGGAATGGCAAAGAGTTTTGAGGATATTCTAACAAAATCAGAGGCAAGAGGACAGAATAGACAAGTATTCAACTTCACTAAGTTGGGTGGGGCAGGGTTGGGTGGAATTGTTGCTGGCGCACCTGCGGCCATTGGTGGTTTTGTTGTTGAGCAAGTAGTAAACCATCCTAAATTTTTAGCTGGTGCAAGTAAAACAATGAAAGCTGGAGCCAATACTTTGAGAAGTCCTAAGATACCTGATTTAACTGCAAAAATGGGCAAAGTTATTACTCCTGCTTATAACTTAGCAAGAGCCGGAAGAATGGTCAATCCTGCCCAAAGAACACCCATATCAACCAACACGCAAACACAACCCCAGCCCCAATTAGCAAAGAAACAATCACTCCCATATAACTATTCCTATTCTACGCCTAAAAATAAGACAGCTCAGGCGTTTGGTGGTAATGTAAAGTTGCAACGTGGTTCATTCTATTGATGTTTTCCACACTCTTGTATCTCTGAAAGTTTGGTGTACTTCTCACCTTCAATCGTGTATAGATTGGTATTTTCCATGCAAGTTTTCCATGTTTCTATCTCGGAAACGTATGACTTCAACTTTTCATTTTCTTGCACAGTAATCCACTGGGTTTGCATACCAGTATAGACAAGAAGAACGCAAAAAGCGGAGAATAGGGATAGAAGCAAGATTGCTATTCCCTTCCAAGATTTGATAAATCTGCGAAGTATCATACTCTAGATCAAATATTCTACTCTCATTTCCACAAAAGTAAAGAAAACACACTCTATCAAAGACAATAGGGCTATGACTGATCCACTTCTCTCGATTGCAGATAGAAACTACGACAAGTTATCTGATGATGTAACTCAATTTGACCCCACAGATGGCACAGCCCCGCTCTACCTTGGCAGAAACTCAAACCCAGACGCAACTGATGATGATCCCAATTGGATAATTGAAAAATTTGTTTACTCTGGAGCAAACTTACAAAAGATTATTAAGAAAAAGGGCACTTGGAGCGGAAGAGTTGCCCTATTTACCTAAAAGTAAAGAATTGAAGCCAATATCTAGACAATAGATGTATTATGGCAACAAATTATTTCCTAAACCAATACTTTACAACAACCCTAAATGTAGGAGGTGGAATTGACGCATCTCAAACTACGGGGATTATCGTTCAGGCAGTTTCTGGCCTTGATATTACTAAACCTGGAGTCGCTTGCATTACCTACGCTGATCCCATCAACACCTCAACCGCTGAGTGGGTCACTTATACCTCAATTGATGGATCAAATGAATTGCAGGGAGTCACAAGAGGAACTGAGGGATTTGGAGCAAAAACACACTCAAATGGAGCAGTAATAGCATTTCCAATCTCTGAATCACACATCAACACGTTGGCCACAGCTCTTTCAATTGGAGGAGTAGCTACTAATGGAGTCACCACTACCCTAGACGAAGACGACATGGCTTCCAACTCTGCTACTGCACTAGCAACACAACAGAGTATTAAAGCGTATGTAGATACTCAAGATACCTTATATACAAACACAAACATTGGTATGGCTCGTCAAGCTATTATCAATGGTAACTTTGATGTGTGGCAAAGAGGGACAAGTGTAGCCCTTGCAGATGCAACAACTACTTTTCTAGCAGATAGATGGAAAGAATATCCTGATAAAAACAGCGGAACACTTCCAACACTAACCAGAAGCAGACAAATACTAACTTCTGGAGATATTTCTAATGCTTTTTACTATACAAGATTAGCAACTAATGGGGCTGGAACTTCTTTAGGAAACTCCTCAACACATAATTATTTTCAAACTATAGAAAATGGTGTAAGGAATCTTTGTGGATTGAATAAGACCGTAACTGTATCTTTTTGGGCTAGATCAGATATTGCTAATAAAAAACTGGGATTATATTTATTTCAGAATTATGGCTCTGGTGGTTCTCCGACAAGCAATGAAACTATAAATGGAACTAAATGGACACTTACTTCAACTTGGACTGAATATACCCATACTTTCACTACTAACACCTTAGTTGGAAAAACTTTTGGAACTGCAAATGATGATAGTATTTATTTACTATTCAAATATATGTGGGGGTCATCAAATGCGACAGTTGTTGGCGATACTGTTGCTGAAACTTATGTAGGCTCAGGCAACATTGACATCGCTCAAGTCCAACTTTGTGCTGGTAGTGTAGCTCTACCATTTCAGCCTAAGAGTTATGAAGATGAACTGAGAGCGTGTCAGAGGTATTATCAATTAGTAGGCAAAGGAGCAGTTGGAAGATACGTTGGTAGCTCCTCAATCAATGTAGGTTATCAATTTTTAGTTGAACCAAGGGCTATAAGTGGGGTTACTCCAACACTAACAACAACCTCTCCAGTTATTTTTAGAACTAACATTGGTAATGATACTGGATCGTCTTCTGCAATTACAACTAGTGGCGGTGGTTGGGTGCAGATCAATGGTTTGAGTGGTGGAGCTACTAATGAAATCTGCATAATGACCCAAAACTATATTGTTTGGAACGCTGAACTATGATAAAAAAAAAGCAACCTACCAGATACACACTTATTATACCGAAAGTAACTAATGCAAGAGTTCTTTACAGCCATTCGAGATTTGGGATTTCCAACAGTGATCTCGGCAGTTCTTTTATACGACTACAGTAAGAAACTTGCATCTATTGTACTTGAGATACAAAAAACCGTAGTAGAACAAACAAAAACAGCTTTGCAGTTACATGAAGTTAAAAAAAACCAAGAAGCTATGTTAACTAAGATAGATAAACTGCTCGAAAGAAAAAGATGATGCAAATACTTCTCGACTCCGTACATATCGTAACCTCAGCCACAGGGTTTTGGTTTTTTACTGGTTGTATTATCTCTTTTGGCATGATCGTAGGAGCTAAACTCAACGAGGGTGGTACAGGACTCAAGCGATCTTTAATCATCTTACTTCCGTTCACAATTATTCTCTTTTCAACCAATCTATCTCGAGTATTTGATTATGCTCGCATCAATGGCTTTGGTGGTCAGTCATTTACCAATACAGTATCGCTAATCTTTATCGCCCTAGCGTATATAGTTGGATTATTTGTAGGTCACATTTTTATCAGCCATATTCTCAAACCCTACAGGAAACAGTTGGAAGAACTTGAGAGAGAGCGAAGAAGTTTATTACTCAAAAAGAAACAGAATACAGCAGAGACGATACTAGGGAAAATATGACTTTAGATACTTTTATCACTAAGTACATGGGTAAGACAGTAGGTTACCCAGATGGTCAGTATGTCGGGGAGTGCCTCTCACTTGTGAAGTGGTACATTAAAGATTGCTTCGGTTTCAGTCCACCACCATCGGGATCAAACTCAGCTTATGGTTACTGGAGTAACTTCCACGATCCACTTAGTCAATATTTTACAAAAGTAGCAAACACACCAGATGGAGTGCCAAAAAGGGGCGATATTATCATCTGGAATACTAACGCTGGTGGGGGATACGGACATATCGCTATCTTCCTTGAGGGTACAGCGAGTAGTTTCAAATCTGTAGACCAACATTGGAATGGTAAACAGACTCACGAACAGGGTCACTACTATACCAATGTGGTCGGTTGGTTAACACCTATTATGTC